GTTGTCCTAATCCAAGTAACAGTTTCCAACCCTAAATCCTTAGCTAACTTCTTAGCTGACTGCAGACTACTGTAGTCCAGCGATTCAAGACAGTTGGTCTTGTCTTGCATTATGTTTGTAATCTTATCCTCATTGTAAAAGATTACCTCTAGTCCCGATAGTTCTTTATACCTATCTATATTCATATTGTTCCTCCCATTATTGCTATCGCTAACCAGCAAAGCAATGTTGTTAATATAATTGTTCTAGTCATTATTCATTCTCCTTAATGCTTCATTTGCATTGACATCAATCAATGCTCTTTCGTAACCTGCGATTCTTTGAATAAGTATTTCGGCTAGTTCTTTTCTGCCGTAACAAATCCCATCATCTATATCTTCACAGGTTTGCTCTGTCAATTCCGTGCAATTGACTTCATCAATCAGATACTCTTTTATATAATCTAGTAATTGTTCATCCATCATTATCTTCCTCCTCACAATTACAATGTATGTCAACATATACATCACTTTCAATGTCAATTTCTGCAACATCATAAGCATTGAAATTTTTATCTACTAAATTAACAATTTTTTCTTTGTCTTCTACTTTCTTTAATATATTAATTAAATCTTTAACTTTCATTATCTTCCTCCTTTGGTACATGGTCATAGTTCTCATGCTCTAAATCTTCTTGTGCCATTATCATAGAATCTTTAGGGCTGAATCCTTGCTCCATGTACTCTTCAGCTCTATCTTCTAAGAACTGGTCGTTTAATTTATTACTCAAAATAAATACCTCCTGTAAGTAATTCTATCTTAACCTTAGTTAATGTCAAACAGTATTGTGTTTTTGAATATATTCAATACCTTTTTGTAAAAAACTTATGTCATCTCCTGCATAACCAATCATAGAGTTATGATGTTGACAAAGTAACCCTCTTCTCTTACCAGTAGTATGACAATGGTCAATATTTAGTCTGTGTCCGTTAAAGAGTTCCATATGTCTCTTGTTAGTCATACCACAGATTTCACACTTGCCGTTCCTGTATAGCTCTATAATCTCTTCATAGCTATCAAATTTATATCTAAATTTAAGTTGTCCTAAGAGGGATTTATCTTCTTTAAGATATTGAAGATAGTCCATGTTCTTAAGAGTGTTGAGCCTTGCCCTTTCCTTTTCTCTCCAAGCTTTCCTGTCTTGTTTTATTTTCTCAGAATTAAAAGCAAGATACTTTTCCCTTTTCTGTTTAGTGGTTGCTTTCGAGAGATACTTGTTTTCTGAGACCTTACCTTTCTTTGTAGTTCTATGATATCTTGCATACTCTGGATTACTTCTACCATCTGGTAGCTTTGCACTAGGTCGATACATATGTATGTCGCTAATCCTAATCCATGTCCTTTTAATAGTATCTCTATTACCAAAACCACTTAAATATTTTTTAAGTTCTTCTAAGTTCTTAAACCTTGATGGTATGTAAGTTTTACTGTAATCGTAATTAAACCTTCCCATTACTTATCCTCCTTAAAGATATTCTAATTGTTCTTTGAATGCTCTGTCTATGAATCTTGCTAAGTGTTCTTTTACTATTATATTGATAGCCAAGTTACACATTGCAATCCAATTAATCTCATCCATAGGCAAGTCTAATTGTTCCTCTTCCGATTCATCAATGCAGGTAACAGCATAATTTAAGTCAGCATATTTACTATAACCTGCGGTGTATTCTTCACCTACACTTGTCATATCGAGATTCTTGCATAAGTCATCTAAGCAAGTGTCCATGTGTTGTGAACATCTTTTGATGTCGTCATCATGCCACACCAATTTATAATAACTTCTGTCAGAGCCGTATTTGCTATCTACATAGGCTTTATATCCGTTTCTGTAGTAACACAATTCTTCGGCAGAATCATAGGCTTTTTGAAAAGCTCTAAGTGCATAGTTGTTATCATCACAGGTGCAGACATTCCCAGACTTGCCACTTGTTGCTTCAATCCTATCAAGCAAAAAGTCTATAACTTCTTTGTCATCATAAAGTTTGCAATGCTCCCTTATATCTGCTGGTGATGGTGGGTGTTGTTCCGTTGGTACTAGCTCATTAACTCTTGATAAAAAGTTTTTGTCTAGCTTCTCCATGTATCTTGATATTTCCATAATGTTTGTCTCCTTGAGTAGTTTTAAGAGATACTCAGCTCTTTGTATCATCTTAACTTATGTTAAGTATTAAAGTCAAGTACTAAAATTGTCTTATGATTACAGAGTTTTCTTTGTCTCTCTGTTTTACTTCGATAACCTCCGTGTTGTCTTGTATCTCTTCCCATGTATGAGCATCATAGTCATCTAACAATTCTTGCCTTGTTTCGTACTCGTGATAATCACATCTTATAGCCACAACATCTAGCTCTATATCTTCTCCGATTTCTTCGAAGTAATCATATAAAGCTAATGCTCCTCGATAGCTTATATTTGAATACTCATCTTGAGTAAGTGCCACAGCGAATTGCTCGGCTGTTAATTCTTGGTAAATCATATTGTGTCTCCTTAGGCAGTTTAAAGAGTTGCCCAGCTCCATATCTTAACGATTAAAATGTTTATAAGCTATGTCATTTATCTCGACTATTTTATTTCTTAGTCTTGTATTGCTAATGGCATAGTCATTTTTAATCCTTGCTAAATCTTCTGTATGATTAGTTAACACATTAAAGATTAAGCTGATTTCTTCGTTTGATAAAACTACTATGACTTCTTCTTTCTCGTCATAAATAATTGTTCTCGTCTCCATGTCGTACCTCCTCATAAAGTTGTGGGGAATCTTCCCGCCCCTTTCACTCTTAGCTTGTCTCCGCTAGTCCGTGTCACCTTTAGTGGCTGGGGGTTGGTGTTCTGGCTAACTATTCTTTTTCCTAACCCTTACCTTCATATTAAACAATAACTTAACCTATGTCAAGTACTAATTAAAAAAACTTTTTAAAGGTTCTTCTATATACACTATATATATAGTAAGTCAATAGCTAAATAGGTACTTTTTTCAAATACCTCACAAAAGTTCTTTTGAATGGTATTGTAAGCCTTTTTGACTAAGTGCCTCAAATGACCCCTTAAAATGCTTCTGCTGAGGTCTTAACCTTTGTCAAGTATTTATGAAAATAATTTTTTTTTTGGATAGTATGTGCTAAAAAGAAAGTACTATCTAAAAGGTTAGTAGTATCTAAAAGATACTGTTAGACATCATAGAGCTACAATGTCCATAATAAAACAGACAAAAAAAAACCACCCCGAAAGGTGGCTTTTTCTAAATCTGTTATCAAGATTTATTGTTTATCGTATGAAAATGCCATTGTATATATTGGAGTTCCTAGCATATCTGCTGGAGCTGGTCGCCCTGTAATTGAGCCAACTTTATCTTTATCGTCTCCGCATTCCAACATTTCGGTAATAATATCTTTCTTTAAATAACTGCTGTAATGGTCATTAATTCCAGCAATAAAAAGAAAAACATATTTTCTAGTGGTTTTGCTATGATTCCATTTTTCCCCTAAATAGATATGATTCCTTTTAAGGTCGTATTGTGCGACTAAAAAGCCATATGAGTATAATTGTATGACTTTGTCGCCGAACTCCTCCGTAAACACTAATTTATTGTCCTTAGTGAATGTTTCTTGTGATAATTTCATATTGTATTCTCCTTGTGATGAATGAGTAGTACCTAAAAGTATAGTACTTTCCTTTTGGTTAGTAGTTACCTTTTGGTTACCATGTGTCTCTTTTTTCATCATGTAAATAATAGACCATAATTAAGAACTAAAGTCAAGAACTATTTACTCCAATCATTAATTTTTTTTTGCTAAAATGTTGGCGAGGTCTTGAAATAATTTATTAGCCCTATGGTTACTTCATAGATACTAAGTAACCCAATAGCATATACTTTCTTTTTAGCCTCTATGGTCGTTTCTCACACCCTCACACACAATCTCAGAGCAAGGGCTAAGTTATCCACATTTTTACAGGGGTACCCTCCCAAGTCGCAATGTGCAGTATAATATATGGTTTACTTCGCACAGCGGAGGGGAAAAAAATAGGTTAACTATAGTGTCATTTGCAATAGTATGGTACTTTAGGTTATAATAGTATGAATATGGGTAAAATACTGACAGAGCAACAAAAGATGTTCGTTCAGAACTTTAGTCAAACAGGTAATGCAACTCAGTCTGCTATTAAGGCTGGATATAGTGCCAAGACAGCAGAACAACAGGGCTACGAACTAAAGAATAAACTAGCCAATGAGATAGAAACAGCTACTAAAAAGCTGATTTCAAGTGCAGTACCAATGGCAGTACACAAATTACAGGAGCTAGTAGAAGACCCGAAGGTTAGTGCATCTGTAAAACTGGGTGCAATCAATTCAATCTTGGATAGAACTGGTTATCAGACAGTTCACAAAGTTGAAAATGTAACTAATCAAAGAAGCGAAGAGGAGTTGGAAGCAGAGCTAAAAACCCTTTTGTCTGGTTTGATGGTTGGACCTAGTAATGTTAACTAAAGTTAATGAGTGAACAGTTAGAAAGAGCAGTAGAGATAGCCAAAGAACTTGAAAGGCGAAAGGCTTTGAATCGTTTAAAGCACTATGAGCCGTATGAATACCAAACTAAGTTCCATAATACAGTAGCATCTCAGAGATTACTTATGGCTGGTAACAGAATAGGTAAATCTTTTTGTGGTGCAATGGAGATGGCCTACCATTTGACTGGTAAATACCCAGACTGGTGGACTGGTCGCAAGTTTTCTAAGCCAATCAGAGCCTGGGCAGGTGGTTCATCTAACGAAACTACCAGAGATATCTGTCAAAAAGAACTATTAGGGCAGCCAGATGACCCTACTGCTAGAGGAACTGGCTCAATACCCTTTGATGACATAGGAGAAGCTACAAGAAAGCCAGGTGTACCAAATGCACATAACTCAGTAGTTGTAAGACATAAATCTGGGGGGTGGTCAAGACTAGCATTTAAGGCATATGAGATGGGTAAAGAAAAATGGATGGGTGAAGCTGTAGATGTGGTCTGGCTAGACGAAGAACCACCAGGTCCTATCTATAGTCAGGCACTAACTAGGACTGCTGACAGGGCAGGAATGGTGTTTATGACCTTTACTCCAGAAAATGGCATGACTGAAACAGTTGCACAATTTGTAAACAACTTAAAACCAGGACAAGCACTACAACAAGCTGGGTGGGATGATGCACCTCACATGACAAAAGAAGTAAGAGAGCAGATATTAGCTGCATTACCACCACACGAAAGAAAAATGAGAGAACAAGGTATACCACAACTAGGCTCTGGTCTTGTATTTCCTATATCAGAAGATGAAATAGTATGCGACCCAATAGATATTCCTACACATTGGCCAAGACTTTGTGGATTAGACTTTGGTTGGAATCACCCAACTGCAGCTGTGTGGATAGCTTGGGATAGAGATGCAGATATAGCATATGTTTACGATACTTATGCACTACGACAAGAATCTGTACCTATTCATGCAAGTGCAATCAAAGCAAGAGGCAACTGGATTCCTGTAATCTGGCCTATGGATGGTAGACAAGCTGACAAAGGTTCTGGTAAATCACTTACTGAACAATATAGAACAGAGGGTTGCAACATGACACAAGAACATTTTAGTAATCCACCAGCACAAGGACAGAAAGAAGGTTCAGGTGGTGTGTCAGTCGAAGCTGGTATTATGGAAATGTATACTAGAATGAAAACAAAACGATTGAAAATATTCAAAAATCAAGATAAACTTTTACAAGAATTAAGAATGTATCATAGGAAAGATGGTAAGATTGTTCCTATAAATGATGATGTAATATCAGCTATGAGATACTGTGTTATGTCATTAAGAAAAGCAAGGGTCAAGAATTACGAACCTGCCTATATACAAGCTGATTCGGAGTTTAGTATTTTTGCATGAGGAAAGAACACAAAAACCCAAAGGGTGGATTAACAGCAGCAGGTCGTAGACACTTCAAAAGAAAAGAAGGAGCTAATTTAAAAGCACCTGTAAAGTCTGGTACAAACCCTAGAAGAGTTTCTTTTGCTGCAAGGTTTGCTGGTATGAAAGGACCTATGAAAGATAAGAAAGGTCGTCCTACTAGAAAAGCACTTGCACTTAGAGCATGGGGTTTTGGTAGTGTAGCAGCTGCAAGAAATTTTGCTAACAGACATAAAAAGAAAAAGTAGGAGGAAAGCATTATGCCAATGGGTAAAGGAACATACGGAAGCAAAGTAGGTAGACCAAAGAAAAAGAATGGTGGACTTACTAAGAAACAAAAGACATTGCCACCAACACTTAAGAAAAAAATAATGATGTCTAAGAAGAAGAAAAAATAATGGCAAGAAAATTTAAGAAAGTTGCTAAGACAAAGGGTGGTGTACCAAAAAAATATGTAGCTGGTGCAAAGAACCCAAAGAAACGAGAAGCTGAAATAAAAAGAACTCGTAAACTCTACAAAGCAGGAAAGCTAACTCCTGCTATGATGGATAAAATTAGTAAGCAAAGGAGTAGAGGATAATGGCAGTAAAAAAGAAAACAGGAAAGTATTCAGGAATATCTGGCTCTTCTAGGTTTTCAAAGTCTAAACTAGATGCTGTATATAAAAGAGGTCTTGGTGCTTACTACAGTTCAGGTTCTAGGCCAAAAGTATCTGCTCATCAATGGGCAATGGGTAGAGTTAGAAGTTTTGTAACAGGTAAAGGTGGAGCTAGAAAAGCAGATGCTGACTTGTTAAGGAAAAAGAAATAATGGGAAGTGGAAGAAAAATAATATCAAATGTTGTAGTAAAACCAGTTAAGGCTGTTTCATCTACTGTAGCAAATGCTGTTATAAAAGCAGCAGCTGCTATTCCAGGTGCAAATAAAGCACTTGGTCCATCATCTGCAGATTTAAAAAGAATGGAAAGATTTCAACAACAACAACAAAAAACACAATTAGGAACAACTAGACCACCTGCAACAGCTATGCCTACTAGAGCTACTTTAGGTGGAAGTGGTACTATGCTAACTGGTAGTACAGGAGTAGAAGAAGAGGCAAGAACTAGAAGAACAATTTTAGGTGGGTAATGATACAAGTAGTTACATCAGATGATTGGAAAGAAAAATGTTATGAGTGGATAAAACCAAAAGCTCATATATATAATGTTCATGATACTTATGCTTATATTGGTTTAATTGAAAACAGTAACATTATTGGAGTAATATTATTCTCTGACTATGACGGCAACAATATATTTATTCATGTAGCATTAGATACACCTCGTGCTTGTAATAGAAAAATTATAAAACTTATGTTTGATTATGTTTTTAATCAAGCAAAATGTTCAAGAGCAACAGCGACTTGTGATAATAATTATGATAGAATAAAGAAGTTAGTAGAAGGTGTAGGTTTTGAAAAAGAAGGTGTAATGAAAAAAATGATTTATAAAGAAAACAAATATGTAGACTGTGCTATATACGGGATGCAGAAGGAGGATTGCAAATGGGTATGAAAGCACCAAAAGTTCCTGTGCCAAAAGTTGACCCTGAATTAGCAGAAAGAGAGAAAGCAGCAGAAGCTGAACTTCAAGCAGAAAAAGATAGAGCTATGAAGATTCAAACACAAGGTAGAAGAGCTACTATTCTCACATCAGGACAAGGTTTGCAAGAAGAAGCATCTGCAAGAAGAACAGTCTTAGGTTCAGGAAGTAGATATGGATAAATTTGATTATATTAAAAAAAGATTGAACTCAATGCAATCAGGCAGAGGCACATGGGAAGACCATTGGCAAGAAATATTAGACTATGTAATGCCTCGTAAAGCAGACATTGTTACCAAAAGAACTAGAGGAGAGAAGAGAGCAGAGGTCTTGTTTGATTCTACTGCAGTAACAGCTAGTCATCTACTTGCAGCAAGTTTACAGGGAACACTTACATCTTCTTCTTTACAATGGTTTCATATTAGAACAAGAACACCAGAGCTGAATCAAGATAGAGATGTGCAATTATTTTTAGAAGATTCTGCAAAAAGAATGTATGAAGCATTTAATGATAGTAATTTTAATACAGAAGTTCATGAGATGTATTTAGACTTATGCACGATAGGAACTGGTGCTATCTTTGTAGAAGAAGGTCTTAATGGTTTTAAAGAAAGTGGTATTCATTTTAAAGCTATGCACATAGCAGAATATTACATCAAAGAAAATACAAAAGGTTTTGTAGACACTCTATATAGAAAATATAAATTATCAGCAAGACAAGCACTTCAAGAGTTTGGAGAAGATAATCTTGGAGAAAAAGTTTTAAAAGCAGCATCAGATAAACCAGATAAAGAATTTAATTTTATTCATGCAGTTGAGCCTACAGCAGATTATGAAAGACAAATGGGCAAATCAAATACAAAGCTACCATTTCATTCATGTCATGTATGTGAAGAAGATAAAATGGTTGTTAGAGCTGGAGGATATAACGAGTTTCCTTATCTAGTTACTAGGTGGTCAAAAGGAACTGGTGAAATATATGGTCGTTCACCATCTTATAATGCTTTACCAGATATCAAAACTTTAAACAAAGCAGTCGAAATAGGACTAAAGGCATGGTCTAAAGCTATAGACCCACCATTATTAGTACAAGATGATGGTGTTATAGGTAGAGTAAGAATGACACCTGGTGGTATTACAGTTATTAGAAATGATTCAGCAGTCAAACCTTTTATTGCTGGAGCAAATATGCAGCTTACAGATTTAAAAGAGAATCAACTTAGAACTGCTATTAGACAAGCATATTATTCAGACCAGCTACAATTACAACAAGGTCCACAAATGACAGCTACAGAAGTACAAGTAAGATACGAACTTATGCAAAGACTATTAGGTCCTACACTTGGTAGATTCCAGTCAGAGTTTTTAAATCCACTTATTGAAAGAGTGTTTGGAATTATGAGTAGAGCTAATGCTTTGGTTGAGATACCAGATATATTAAATGGTCAAGACATTGATATAGAATTTATAGGTCCGTTAGCCCGTTCTCAAAGAATGGAAGAGGCTGTAGCAGTAGAAAGATTGTATCAACTTGCTATGCAAGTAGCACAAATAGACCCTAATATTATGGATGTTATTGACCACGATAAAGCAGTAAGAATGAGAGCAGAACTATTAGGTGTTCCGAAAAATGTCTTACGAGGTGTAGAAGAAGTTCAAGAACTTAGACAAGCCAAAGCAGAAATGGCAGCTATGCAACAACAAGTTATGATGGAAAAAGAACAGGCAGCAATAGCAGCACAACAAAGTACAACAGCTAGAAATATGGCACAGCCTGAAACTAAACAGTTACTTGATGAAGCAGAAGCTATAGCTGCAGCTGAAGAGGAAGGTATTCAATAATGAAGCCAGAATATGGTAATGACAATTTAGATGCTGATGTGTTTAATGATACAGCAGAAAAAAGTTTAAAAATTTTAGCTGAATCTTATAAGTTTACTTTTTCTTCTGACGAAGGAAAAAGAGTATTAGAAGATTTAGAACAAGCATATTATCATAGAATCTCTTTTAGTAGAGACCCCTATGCGACTGCTTTTAATGAAGGACAAAGAGCAGTCATAGTCAGAATAAAAAATCTTTTAAAGGAGGATAATAACAATGGCTGACGAAACAATGACCACCGAATCAACAGATAGCCCACAAACAGAACAAAATTCAGAATCTGTTCTAGGGTCTGGTTCAGTAGGTGATAATCGAGATTGGAGGGAATCTTTACCTGAAGAACTTAGAAATGACCCTACTTTACAAAATTATAAGGATGTTGAATCACTTGCAAAAACTGTAGTGCATCAACAAAAAATGATAGGTAGTAGAGTACCATTACCTAAAACTGAAGAGGAGAAAGCAGAACTGTATGGCAAATTAGGCAGACCAGAAGAACCTGCTAAATATGAAGTTGCAGTTCCAGAAGATTATCAACAATATTTTAGGGAAGAATCTATGAATGAGTTTAGAAATGTAGCTCACAAAATAGGTTTAAATAATGAGCAAGTACAAGCTCTTATGGACTTTCAAATAAATGAAATAAACCAACAAGCCCAAGGATATGATGCTTCTGTTGTCAATCAGAAAGAAGAAGTAGAACAAGCCCTTAAACAAGAGTGGGGGTATGATTATGACAAAAATGTAAACTCTGCTCTAAGAGCTGTAAAAGTCTATGGTGATGAGGAAGTACAAGAATTATTGCAGGGAGAGTTAGGAAACAATCCAGCATTAATTAAAATGTTTGCTAGATTAGGAAAAGAAGTTACAGAAGATATGGCACAAAACACACAGAATAATACACTAGCCGTCTCTGCTTTAGATGCAAAAGAAGAAATAGCTAACATTATGAATAATCCTAAGCATCCATATTTTGATGGCAGACATAGAGAACATAAAGAAGCTGTAGAAAAAATGCGACAGTTACATGAAAAAGCATTTGGCACAGGCTAATTTTTTGTGATATAATTTTCGTACCAGTTCGCCCAGCAGGATAACGATATGGTAGCCGTGTGTGGCTATAAACCATAGGTTTCCCTTTTTGGATAAAAACCGAGAGACTAAAAATTATTTTATGGAGGACTGAATTATGTCAGTACAAATAACTACAGCTTTTGTCGAACAGTACAAAAGCAATGTTTTTCATTTGGCACAACAAAAAGGTTCGAGATTAAGAGATGCTGTAAGAACTGAAACAGTTAATGGTAAAGCCCATTACTTCGAAAGAATCGGTACAACTGCAGCACTTAAAAGAACATCCCGTCATTCTGACACTCCAAGAGTTGACACTCCTCATTCAAGAAGAAGGGTAACTATGGAAGATTATGACTGGGCAGATTTAATCGACAACGAAGATAAAGTAAGGATGCTTATAAGTCCTGAATCAGAGTATGCACAAGCTGGTGCTTGGGCAATGGGAAGAGCAATGGATGATGCAATTATTGATGCAGCTTCTGGTAATGCCTTTGGTGGTGTTGCTGGTGGTTCAACTGTAGCTTTACCATCTGGGCAAAAAATTGCTCATGGTTCTGCAGGTTTATCAGTTACTAAACTTATCGAAGCCAAAGAAATTTTAGATGCTAATAGTGTAGACCCTGAAGAAGCCAGGTTCTGTGTTGTTACATCAAAACAGCTATCAGACTTGTTAGCAATTACTCAAATTACATCTGCAGACTTTAACTCTGTTAAAGCATTGGTGCAAGGTGATATAGATACTTTCATGGGATTTAACTTTATAAGAACTGAAAGACTAGACACTAACTCATCAAGTAACAGATTAGTTTTAGCATTTGCTCAATCTGGTATAGGCCTTGCTGTCGGCCAAGATGTTCAAACTAGAATATCTGAAAGGGCAGACAAAAATTATGCAACACAGGTATTCTTGTCAATGACTATCGGTGCAACTCGTATCGAAGATGAAAAAGTT